GATGATGGGGTAAATTACCCCATATCTTAAGATTGACCAGTGACATAAGCCGCCCATTTATCCATATAAACGCGGCGCTGTTCTAAATAGTCAGTGCGACGATAGGCACGCTCTACTTGTCCTCCTACCGTATGACTTAGAATAGTTTCAGCAACCTCATAGGGGGCATCGGTTGTTTCGGCGAGCCAATCGCGTAAACTAGAGCGAAAACCATGGGGGCAGGCTTTAAGACCAGCGCGTTGCATATATTGTGACATACAGCGTTCAGCAAGGGGACCGCGACCAGTTGCAGAAAAGAAGAAATCGTTGCGAGAAAGCAAGCGCGCTTGTTTTAGAATTTCTAATGCTTCTGTTGATAGAGGCACGCGAAATTCTGTTGTAGCATCACGCCTTCCTTTCATATTCTCAGCAGGGATTGTCCATAGATCACCCTCAACCTGATCTTTATGGATATGACGCAAAGGACGTGTGCGAACGCCTGTCAAAATAAGCAAACGTAATGCCAGATATGTTATGGTTGTTGTTTTACAAAGCGTTTGATAAAAGGCTGGGACATCTTTCCAATCCATAGCTGGTCTATTCGTGATCTTATGGCGTTGTTTGCCTAATAAAGCTTGTGCTTTTTCTGTTGCCTGTAAATCAACATCCAAACCTAAGGCAGCCGCATGTTTAAGACAAAGATTAAGACGCATCAATGCTGTTCGAGCAGTTTTAGCTTTTGTATGCCAAATAGGGGCAAGCGTATTACGTATCTCTGTTTGAGTAATCTCTGAAACCGGCAGACAGCCTAATTTGGGAAGAATATGAAGGCGTAATGGTAAAAACCAATATCCATCTTTACCATCATACTTTAATTCAGCTTTACGAGTTTCAAAAGTATCTAGTGCAATATCTTTTAAGTAATGGAGATTGCTTATTGCCTCACGCTTTTGTTTATCGCGTTCTTTAATAGGGTCACGCCCCTCACGTAAAACAGCACGCCATTGCATTGCACATTCACGGGCTTGTTTTAAAGAAACATCTCTTAAAGCACCCAAGCCCATTTCACGACGACGCCCGTGAAGGGTATACCGTAAAATCCATTGAGCACCTCCATCTTTACGCTTATGAAGTAACAAGCCGGCACCATCATTATATTTGCCAGCCCCCAATGTTGCGACAGCCCTTGCATTAAGACGGTTCATAAGAGCCATTTTTACTCCTTTCTTATACAAATTTGATCCACACACTCATCCCACTTGTTATGTGCAAATGAGTGGTTTTGATTGATTCAAGATACACAGATTTAAGATGAGAGAATCTTACGTTATTCGGGACTCTCATTCAATATGAATAACGCTAGATTATTATTATAAATCAATGCTTTGATCACTTCAATCAAGGTGTTTATTAAGACGGCGTTCTCTGACACGAAGGTTAAGATAGGCAGTACTGCTGGAGGCACTGAATTTGGTGAGGTAGAAATCAAACAAGCCGGTATTAAAGCCGCGACGATTTCCAATCAGAAGGAGTTTGTTCCTGATGATAAAGAGGTCACGCTTTATGCCAAAGCAGATAAAACTGTTCAGGCAGGTCAAGCAAGTATAGTCGTTGAATTTGTGACTAATCACTGAAATTGAGAGGAGAGATCTATTACTCTCCTTCAGATTTATGAAGTAGCAGAGTGTACAGAGAGTTGTAAATTAAGGGCAGATAAGACAGCGACTAGGGTTGAAAGCTTAGGATCACCCGTTTTGCTTAAAGAACGGTACAATCCACTGCGTTCACGATTGGTTTCTTTTGCTAAGGCACTCATATTTTGAGTGCGAGCAACAATACCAATGGCATCAGCAATATGAGCTGCATCACCGGTTTTGAAGGCTTCGTTTAAAAAAACTTCTTGAGATTCTGGTGTTGTGAGGTGTTTTTCAAAGTTAAAGGTTTTCAATTTCATTTTTAAGATCCTTTAAAAGAGATAAGGCTTTTTGAATATCACTAGATTGTGTGGATTTATCACCACCCCAAAGCAATATAATGATTTGATCGCCTTTTTTTGCGAAATAAATTCGATATCCAGCCCCATAGTGGATACGCAATTCACCTATACCATTAAAAAACTTAACGTCACCTAAAAGCCCCGAACGAATTCTATGCAGTCTTGTAAGAATTATATCGGCAGCTTTTCTAACCATTCATCGAATTCATCTGTTGTTTTTATTACCGCTATCATTAGTGTAGTGTAGTGCACATTATGTATAATGTCAAGTTAGTTTATAATTTTTGTATCATTGGAAAGGTATTCTGATGTCACGTCATTATATTCGGGTTAAGACAGGAGGACCGGTATCGGCAAAGCAAGATGTTTTTCGTCATAAGAAAACGCTTTCGCACCTCGTGTCCGTTATCCAAGATGAGATTGATGACATTACGGATGAGTATGTGGCGCAAATCCAAGAAAGTATTTTGGCTGCTATTCGTTTTTGTGAGAAGGAGACTTTTTACTTTAACGAAAGCCGTGAAGTTGTATTTCAAACACGGGCGGGGCAAAGAGTTTATGATGAAGCGGAGTCCCACCATATTGAAAGCGCTGTCAAAATCAAAAATGTTTATCTTCGTTCCAATCCACATGACAAGATTGAATTGGAGCAGAAGAATCCTTCTTCTTTAGAGCTTTTGTTGTCATCAGCACAGCAAGGAACGCCGGTTTATTACAGTTATTTTGATAGAAAATTGTATCTTTATCCAACACCGGATAGAGTGTATCAGGTTCAACTCATTCTCTCCCCCCAGCGCTTGTCCGAGATAGAGAATGTAGATGAAGAGCATCCATGGTTTGTGTATGGGTTCGATCTGATTAAAGCGCGTGCAAAATATGAACTATATAAGAATATTCTGAAAGATCCTGATTGTGCGGCGGCAGCTTATAATGACTTTACTGAGCAATTGCATGGATTACGTGCAGAGACTTCTCAGCGTCATAACGTGACGAGAATAATTCCAACGGATTTTTAGTATGGTTTATTTACCGATAGCCGACTACCGACCCGATGTTGCGACTGTAAACAGTCAGTTTACGGATACACTGGTCAATGTATTGCCGGCAGATGGTTCTTATATCCCAATGCCTAGTGCAACGGTTATTTCTGCTCCTTTGGAAGAGAGCCCTTTAGGTTCCATAGCGTTTAGAACAGGCAATGGTGTCAAGATTATCGTAGGTGGTGCAAAAAAGCTTTACAGTTACGATAGTCAAACGCGCGGTTGGACAGATGTTAGCAAAGATGGTGTCACCTATCAGGCGAATGAGGAGAATAGGTGGTCATTTGCCTTGTTTGGCGAGACTATTATTGCGGTCAATAAGAATGATAAACCGCAGGCATTGAATGTTCGCAGTTCGCAGAGGTTTGAAGAGTTAGGGGGCAGTCCTCCGAAAGCAGGTTTGGTAAGGGTTTGGGGTGATTTTGTTTGTTTGATGCAATTGACAGATCACCCCAATCGCATTCATTGGTCGGGTTTAAATGATGCAACCCATTGGACGGTTGGTCATAAAGATTGTTACTATCATGACTTTCAAGACGGTGAATATGTTCAAGGTGCGACTGAATCGACCAATCCACTCATTTTCTTGCGTTCTGCGATTTATGCGGGTGCCTTCACATTAGGTTCTAAGGTTCCTTTCATTTTCCAAAAGGTTCATGACAAGCGTGGCGTGCGCAGTGCGACCTCTATAGTTTGCCGTGGGAGTGATGCTTTTTTTGCTGGAGAAGGCGGTTTTTATCAGATGAGTTCTGATGGGCAGCTTTTACCGATAGGTTTTGAGAAGGTTGATCGAACAGTATTTTCCACTTTTGACAAGCTTTCTCTTGATAAGGTGCAAGGGGTGGTCGACCCTGTCCATAATCGTGTTTACTGGTCATTGAAGAGTGGTGACAATCAGCAAAGTACCTTTGTTTATGATTGGGGATTGCAAAAATGGTCAACGATACAGGGAGATCCTTTCACATTGTTTCCTGTTTTTACAACAGGTTACACCTTAGAACAATTGGATGCAGTTTCGACCAGTCTTGAGGAATTGCCTGCTTCTCTTGATAGTGCCATTTGGCAAAGTGGTGCTCCAGTACTTGGTGGTTTTGATAAAAATAATAGGCTTGTTGTGTTTACAGGATCGCCAATGGAGGCGGTTGTTGTTTCGCAAGAGATGGGTTCTCCTGATGGGAGTTTTAATTTTATCACGAAAATGTTTGCTGAAGTTGATACACTTGAAGGTCTTTTAAGCATAGGCGAACGTCGACTTCGTCATTCTGCTACACTTATCACATGGCATAAGGAAAAAGAATGCTCATTGGTTACGGGTGCTTATCATGGTCGTTCACGTAATCGTTATCACCGTTTTAAATTGCGCATTCCTGAAGGCGTTAGCTGGAACCATATCACGGGATTTAATGTGGACTTACGACCTTTAGGTAGAGGGTAATGGCAAAAGTCTTTTTGACTACGTCTTGGGATAGGGAGCGAATGGCTCCTTATTTGGAAGAAATTATTGCGTGCTTTAGCGAGTATGTTGAGCGTTTTAAAGATGAAATTACGTTGCAAGATCTCATTGAAGCCATTTGCACGGGGAAAAAACAGTTATGGCTTGTTTTGGATGATGAAGATCGGTTTTTAGCGGCAGTTACAACACAGATCCAACAGACAGTTTTAGGCAAGAAGCGTGCTCTCATTTGTGAATGTAGTGGCAAGGGCATTCTTGATCAGGTTGACAATCTGAAAGTTGCAGAGGACTGGGCGCGCGAGAATGGTGCTTCAGAGATAGAGATTTTGGGTCGCTTAGGATGGAAGCGCGCATTGACCAAGCAAGGCTATGGCATAACGATGCTTTATTATAGGAAGGAATTGTGAAATGGGGAGTAAAACACCGTCAACGACACAACAAAAACAGGTGCAGACAAGCGCTCCCCCTTCTTGGGCGGATAATATTTTTAAGCAGGGTGCTACAAACGCGCTTAATCTTTATAATTTAGGAGCAGGTGGCAATGTTTATGGTGGTCCACGCATTGCACCTTTAAGTGCTCCAACCTATCATGCCATTGGGGGTCTTGGGAGCATTCCTTATCATTATCAAAATAGTTCTTTGATGAATTTGCTTCATACGCCAACAGCGGCGGCAAGCAACCTTGGCAGAATGGCTTCAGGCGGTATGATGGGAGGCAATTCGTATTTTAAACAAGCTCTTCAAGAAGGATTAGATGACGTAGAAAATAGAATTAATAGATATTTCTCAGGGATTGGTCGTTATGGAGCACCGGATCATAAAGATGAGTTAAGGAAGGGCAGTGGTTCTGTGTATGCTCGCGCTATGGCAGATCAATATAATCAAGACTTGCAACATATGATGCAAGCCAATGCCATGATAGACCAAGCCAATCAAAATCAGTTGGGAGCATCGAATAACTTCTTACAAGGTTATGGTAATACCTATTCCAATGCGCTGCAGGGGTCATCACTCCTCGATGATTACAACCAAAGACTCGTTGATGCCAATCGTGAACGTTGGCTGGAGCAAGATAATAGCGGTTGGAACAGACTGAATATGTTGATGAATGCTGGTCGTGGCTTTGCAGGTAATTACGGCAAGACAACGAATAATATGTCAGAATCTAAGATGCATGATAACGACCCTTGGAAGAATACTATAGGGATTTTAGCTAGTATTGCTAAATTGGCTTTGAAGTAGGAAAAAAGTGAGATAGTTATGCAAAATAGTAACGATAATATTTTATCAAGACTTCTTAAGTCTATGTATTTAATGAGCTCATTTGGACCATATATACGTAGCTACGATCAACGTTTGGCATTAGAAGACGCTAAACAACAGGCAAATAATTTTCCTTATTTAATCCCTTCTTCACCTATAGCAACTTTTGGTTCACAATCGAACCCTTTAGGTTTTGCTAAAAATACTTCACCTTTACCAGATGTAAGTTCGTCTTTAAGACCGGCAGGTATAAAACCGGATGTACCGTCTTCAGTCCCTTCTTTACCAGTAGCGACTTTTGGTTCACAACCAAACCCTTTAGATATGGAACCTTTGCCTAATGCAATTTCAGATTTGGCATCATTAAAACCAAAGCAGTCTCAATTACCAGAGCCTATTTCACCGGTAGAACCACAGCAGGTTGCACAGCCACAACAGAATACTGTTTCTCAACAGAGTTTTTGGGATTACTTGCGTAGTCCTGAGTTTTTACAAAGATTATCGGATTATGGGATTGGTTATGCATTATCAGACGGGACGATAGCGCAAAGTTTAGCGAATGGGGCTATGAATCTTCGTCTTGGTGATATGGAAAGAGAAAAAAGAAGTCAAGTTAATCAGACCGTTGAGTATCTAAAATCTAAAGGCTACAGCGAAGATGAAGCGCGGTTCATGGCTAGGAATAACGATGCGTTAAATGCGTTTTTAGCACAAAAAATTAGTGGTGGAAACAAGAATCCCCAATTTACTAATGACGGTAGGATGCTGGTGGAAGATCCGAATGCACCAGGTGGATATAGATATGTTACGGTTGAAGGTGGAAAAGCACATGAAGATATGCAAAAGCGTGAACAGTTGAAAAAATTACAAATAGTAGATGCCAAAATTATGAGAGAAAGTACATCACATGCAATAAATTCGGCTCTTGAGATACTTAAGAAAAATCCTAATTTCTCTACTGGTCCAATTGGTCAATTTTTACAGAATTTGTGGAACACACCGGCATCACGTTTAAGGGATCATCTTGAAACAATCAGGGGAGGAGCAATGCTTCACAGGCTAGAGAGGATTAAAGCGCTATCACCTAATGGTGCTTCAGGATTGGGTAATTTGACTGATAAGGAAGGTGTAAGATTAGAAAATGTTTATGTTGCTTTGCAACAGAGTTTATCTCCTCAAGAGCTTATAAGGAATTTGCAACGTTTACAGGAGATTTATAACAAAGCAACAGATGCGCAATTAGCTATTTTGATGAATGATAACATAACGGCTGCGGATGTGGATGAAGCATTTGGAAGTGGTTCGCAACTATCACAAGGGAATTTGATAAATATACCTAAGATGAGTTTAGAAGAGGCATCTATTAAGGATAACGTACCTTATTTTAGGGACAGTTCTAGTGGTAAATTTTTGGTTGAGGATTAAATAGTAATGGACCCTTATAACATTTCTGAGAAGATGCGTTCTCAATATGTATATGCCAAGAATGGGAAGCGTTTTCGCGTAGTTGAAGATCCTGCTGAGATTGAAAAAATTATAAAGTTACATGCTAACAGTTCATCTTCATCTTCATCTTCATCTTCATCTCAATATGTATATGCTAAGAATGGGAAACGTTTCCGCGTAGTTGAAGATCCTGCTGAGATTGCGAAGCTATCTAATTCTTTTTCTGAAAGTCAACAAAACACAAAAGATCAATCAACTACAACAGATGATTTTTCATTTGATGATAAAGATCTTACGTTGTCAGATGCTATTATGAGAAATATCGCGTCTGGTGCGACGGCAGATTATTTTGACGAGATGAGAGCAGTACATGAAGCAGGCTTTACGGATTATTGGAGTGGCGATAAACGAGCAGAAGAGGTCTATAACAGAAGAGTAGCTAAGGAGCGCGCTTACCAAAAAGCCTTGAAAGAAAAACATCCTTTTTCGTCTTCTCTGGCTTATGTTGGTGGTTCAACGATACCGGCAATACTCTCATTTATTGCGCCTCCATTAAGGGGTTTGCTTTTTGCAAAGCATATGTCAACATTTAGAAATCTTGGTAATGCGGCGCTTTTCGGAGCAGGTTCAGGAGCTTTACATGGTTCAGGGGCGGGAGAGGGGCTTTCTGGTCGTCTTATATCGGCTGGGGTAGGTGGTGGTATTGGAGCAGTAGCAGCTCCCGTTGGTTCTGTTGCTGGTACAATTTCTTCTTGGGGATTAAGAAAAATAGCAAGTGTATTGCAACATGTTCCCTATATTCCTTTTATGAAAGGAGGTCGTTTTAATCCTGCTCATAAGGAAGTTCAAACCAAAGCGGTTAGGGAAATTGCAAAAACATTGCATGATGATGGTATTGGAAATGTTGTAGAACGTCTTGCAAATGCGCCACGTAATGCATTTTTGACAGATATCAGTCCTAATTTAGAAGTATCAATTGCGAATATGGGGAAAACAAACACGCGTGTTGCAGATCTTTTAAAACAAGCTCATGAGGGGCGGATGAAGGGAGCACTTGATCGTATTGGTCGGTCAGCAGATGAAAACATTACACCTCTTCAAGATACGAAAGTTTTAAAAAGGGTGCTTCAAGAGCAAGGTGAAAAAGAATATAAACATCTTTATGCAGAAGCAATGCAAACTCCCATAGCAAAAAAGCATTATCCCGCTCTTAATAGGCTTTTCAAAAATAAATGGTTTCAAAACGCTGTAAAAGAAGCGGTTGATACCTTAGAAGGAGACCCGCGCACAGCAATTGCTCAACGATTTTATGATAAGGATTTTATCCATATAAACTATAAACCCACAATGGCGTTATTAAATCAAACGAAGAAATCTATTGATGATTTAATCGAAAAGTCTCGGAATTTTGGTGATAAACAAAAGGCTACAGGGTACCAAATACTTAAGAATAATTTGGTAAAGATAACGGATGAAATCTCCTCTACTTACAAAGCAGCGCGGGCTAGTGTAGAAAAATATAAAGGTTTTCAAGAAGCGATAGAACAAGGCAAAAACATTGTACAGAGAGATGTTTCTGGAGAGGGGATTAAAGAAGGTCTTCGTAAAGGAGCAATGTCTAGTGGTCTCAATACTTATCATGTAGGGATGAGAGACTATATTGATGATCTATTAAAAGGTTCGCGTCCTGTTAATAGACTTTCGAATATTTTACAAACGGGTCGTATGTCAGATAATCTAAGCAGATCTTTAAGCTCTAAAAACATTCATGGGTTTAGAAAAACTGTAGAGGATGAAAGGTTCTATCAAGATGCGGCGCAAAGAGCCATAAAACCGTTTCAAGGAACGCCCGAACCTAGTTATTTAACAGGTGTTAATCTACCGTACGGGAAAGTTAGTATAGCACGTGCAGCGGGACAGATTATACAAAATATTTTATCTGATGCGATTAGGAAATTCTCTCAAAAAGAGAGACAAATACTTGAACGAGATATAGCGAAATTAGCAACTTTTGGCGTTAAAGGTATGAACCAGCAGGAAGTTGCTCAAATGTTACAAAGATTTATACGATTACATAAAACAGGAATTGTTAGTGACCATATTTTGCATGTTATTTCTTCGCTCTTTTCAAGAGAAGAGAGAAGACGTTTAGGGAGTAATGGTTAATGATCCGTTATAGTCCTTCAGTCGATCAAGCGATACGCCAGTCAGCAGCGCGTTATGGATTGCCTGAGAGCTATTTATATCGTGTTGCACAGGTTGAAAGTGGAGGCAATCCCAATGCAAGGAATCCACGTTCTTCTGCGGGTGGATTGTACCAGTTTATAGACAGCACAGCCAAGCAATATGGTTTGCAGGATCGTTTTGACCCCGTGCAAGCGGCAGATGCCATGGGATGATTGACCCTTGATAATCGCAATCATTTAAGTCGTGTGTTGGGAAGAGCGCCTACAGAAGCAGAATTGTACTTAGCGCATCAACAAGGTGCAGGTGGAGCCGCCCGCCTCTTACAAAATCCTCATGCCAATGCAGCACAAATTGTTGGGAGCAATGCGGTTGGTTTGAATGGTGGGAACAATGGTATGCGTGCCAGTGATTTTGTCAACCGAGTGCTGCAAATGTATGGTGGGCAGCAGGCAACTCGTCCATTGTCTATTGGTCATCCTATAGCGCAAGGTGGCTTTAGACATAGAGACAATTTTCTAGAGGTTTTAAGGGCATTGTTAGCATCACAAGCAGAGGCTTCGGAAGAAGATGAGAGTGATGATGATAACCCTTTGATGACGCAATTCATGCGGGCATTTTACGGACCATTTTACCGCAATTAGGATTTACACTCATGTCAACGATTTATGATTGGTCGCTTAAAGCGGCGGATAACACACGCGCAGATGATTTGATTGATTGGTCAGAGGGACAACGTCCTAGCACGATCAATAACAGCGCTCGTGGAATGATGCAAAGGGTTAGAGAGTATTTATCAGATACAGGCGGCGCGCTTGAAGGTGTTGTTACTGTTGATCATAACCAACAAACGACAGCAATAAGGCTACAGAGTAAATCGCAATTTTTAGAGTACAAGAATGATATTGTTTTGCGGTTTAAAGCAAGGGGTAAGAATGTTGGAGCGACCACAGTTTTGCTCAATGGTCTTGCCGGCAAGCCGGTTTACAAGGCATCAGACACCGGTGTTGCAACCTTGTTAGAGGGAGGGGAAATCCAAACTGGCTGCATATATACACTCGTATATGATGAAGAGATTTCGGGATGGCATTTGCTTAATCCGACACCTGTAGCATCATCCCAAGGTTTGGCAAGTTCTCTTTATCCAGCAGGGTTTATAGGAACATTTGCTATGCAAGCAATCCCAAGTGGCTGGCTTTTGTGTGATGGAGGTGCTTATTCGCGAAGTCTTTATAGTGATCTTTTTGCTGCAATTGGGACGACATGGGGAAGTGGGGACGGGGTTAGAACTTTTAATATACCGGATTTACGGGGGATGTTTTTACGTGGTTTTGATGCTGGTCGCAATATTGATAGAGGACGCAGTTTTGCCAGTGTGCAGCAAGATTTGATCCAAACCCATAAACACGATGGTCATAATATATCGGTTTTAGATATGGATAAGGATGATGGCACTCATTGGCATGGGGATGCGACCATTATATGGGGTCATTTGCTGGATGATGATAAGAGGTTGAAAGTTGCCTCAGCTTCTGGAGTAAGCGAAACGGACATAAGGACCTATGATGTTTTGGCAATACCTTCGGAGCAATCTGATACACAAAAGGTCATAGTATCAGCAGATAAAGAGGGTGAAACGCGCCCTATCAATGTATCGGTTATTTTTGCAATAAAAACCTGAGGACAGCATGTCAGATATTTATAGCTGGTCTTTAATGGCGTCAGAAAACGCTGGAGCGGATAGCATTATTAATTGGTCTGAGGGTCAGTTTCCTCATACAGTTAATAACAGCGCTCGTGGAATGATGCAAAGGGTTAGAGAGTATTTATCAGATACGGGTGGAGCACTTGAAGGTATTGTTGAGGTTGATTTTGAACGACAATACACGGTAATTCGCTTAACAAGTAGATCACAACCTTACACATATAGTAATGGTTTGGTTGTGCGATTTAAATCGAAGGGCAATAATATTGGAGCCACAACTGTATCTATCAATGATTTTCCGAGTAAACCCGTTTATAAGGCATCAGCAACCGGTGTTACTGCCGTTGTAGGAGGAGAAATCCAAACTGGATGCATATACACGCTTGTATATGATGAAGAGATTTCTGGATGGCAATTGCTAAATCCCACAAGAAGAAAAGTTTCTCATTTTCAACGCTTGCCTATAGGCTTTATAGGAAATTTTGCGATGGAAACATTGCCGGATGGTTGGCTGTTGTGTGATGGGAGTGCTTATTCGCGTGACACTTATCATAATCTTTTTGCAACGATAGGGACGATGTGGGGGAATGGTGATGGAGCAACAACGTTTAATGTCCCTGATTTTAGAGGGATGTTTTTACGTGGCTTTGATTATTTTGGTTCTGTTGATGCAGGACGAAGTTTTGCAAGCATCCAACAGTATTCTTTGAGAGGTCATGATTATGTTGTTGATGCTGTTGCGCCGGCAAGACGTTCTTCGAGAAGTAAGCGTGATCTTTCATCTGATCCCGAAACGAGAAGAATCCAAGAATATGCAGTAAAAGGTTGTTTTGATCATCACGGGACTTTGGATGATGTTTATAAATGTATTGCAAGGGAGTTGCGAGGAGCTCCGGCACCTATGTCTTTGATTGAGAGATATAGCAAGCGTTGTTTTAGCCCCAGCCTTTGGGGGTATGCGGATATTAATTGTCCCTTAGGACCTAAAATTCCACCTTCTGTACGGTATTATGTTGTTAATGACACTGTTGATGGTGCTGTTAATGAAGAATGCGCGGGATTAACAGGGGATGCTTTAGAACGGTGCAATGAAGCATTTGAAAGAGTCACACAAAAGCCTCAACAAGAAAATCTTCCGGAAGCAAGCTTTCCTGAAGATACACAAAGAGTGCCGCCATTTTTACTCCAACATGAAAACCGTTACCTAATCTATACAGTTCCAAAAGAAGCAGATTTAGGCATCCATGATCATATTGCCACGACGTGTTCGTTTGGTGGGATTGAAACGCGCCCGATTAATACGAGTATCGTTTATGGGATAAAGACATAAGGAGGGAATGCAATGTTATCGAAACCGTTTGCAATATCAGAAATTAGCGACCCGTCTCAAGTACGGGTCGTTTTGTATTCAGGGGATCATTTTGTGCATGCCCCGCTTGATGGAATTATAGCTATTCTAAAAGCATCGTTAAAGTCAGATTTTGACGGCTCTTTGCAAGGATTAGAAGAGCGCTTGAGAGTTTTAAGTACAGAGCTAGAAGAGCTGAAAGAGTGTTCGTTGTAATTATTGGCTTGGCATTGAGGAAGAAAGACCATGGGAATACCGTACCATACACATGAGTTTCAGATACCAGCGGCAACAAAAGAGGAGATTATAGAAGGGATTTCACAAGATACGGTTGTCGTTCCCAAATTGTTAGGAACCGCTTCTCTCTATGCTTATGAGGTTTTCGCGACAGCAGAACAGGGTGTTCAGGCACAGCAAGTTTCAGAGCGTGCAACGGGATTAGCGAATACAGCCAAGCAGACAGCGGATGAAGCAAAAAGAATAGCGGCAGATACGAAAGAATTAGTGGAAGCGGCATCGGTTACGTCTGCACAGGCAGTCAGTGCAGCATCGACAGCAACAACTATGGCGACCGAAGCCAAGCAGGCAAGCAAAGAGGCTGAGAGGATATCGAATGAAGCGAAAGAGAGTAGTGAAACCGCATTAACAACAGCCAATCGAGCTGATCAAACTTCGACGCAGGCAAGACAAGAAGCAGCTACAGCTCTTACGACTGCCAATGATGCGAAACAGACAGCTGGTGAAGCAAAGGGGTATGCTGAGGAAGCCAAGGTGGTATCAGAAGAGGCAAAGAGGTTAGCACAACAATCCAAGAGCATTTCTGAGGAATCCCAACAAACGCTTAGTGAAGTGAAGAGTGCATCTGAAACGGCAATAACGACAGCGAATACAGCCAAGCAAAAAGGGGATGAGGCGACACAAATAGCATCGGAAGCTCTGACGAAATCCAATGAAGCAAAGACGTTAGCAGAAACAGCGAAAGGCATAGCGGAAACCTCAACAGCAAAGGCAGAGAAGGCACAGCAAGATGCAACGCAAGCTACTAGAATAGCGAATGAGGCGAAGGCTGCCGTTGAACAGGGAGTTTCTGAGCATAAGCAAGCTGCACAGGTGAGTAGTGAAGCTATTAAGAATATAGCAGAAGAAGCAAAGAATAAATCGGAAGCAGCAGAAAGATTAGCCCAAGAAGCGAAAGCTAAAGCGGATTCAGTAGAGACTGTAGCCAATGAGGCAGAAAAGACAGCGAAGGAAGCCAAAAGTAGCGCAGATTATGCCAAACGTGAGGCATCGCAAGCGAAGGAAGCTGCTGAATCCGCGAAAGATACAGCTTACAGGGCTCATAGTACAGCGTATGATGCGAATAATGCGGCGGATGCAGCGAAAGTTCGAGCAAATTTAGCGGAAATAGAGGGGAATAAAGCAAAGGAAATAGCAGAGGCAGCGAATAACAGAGCTTATGAAGCAAAAGGAGAAGCAGATAAAGCAAAGGAAATAGCTAATAATGCGAAATCGATAGCGGATGAGGCGGGAAGAACAGCGAATGAAGCGAAGGCAGTAGCAGATGAGACAAAAAGCCTAGTGGAGAGAGCTCATACTTCTGTCACCGAAAATTCTCAAGTATCAAAGCAAGTGCAAACGATGGCAGAGGAAGCGAAGAATAAAGCGGAAGCAGCTCAGTTATTAGCACAACAGATTTCACAATCTGCAACAGAATGCTGTGAGGAAGCCAAGGGTATTTCTCAACGCGCTGAAACGAAAGTGAATGATGTAACGGGTAAAGTTGAGAAATTAGAAGAAACAACGCAGTCTCATACGAATGAATTAACAGCTGTTAAAGCTACAGCTCTTGAAGCACAGCAAAAAGCTGAAAAAGTTGATACGAAGTTAACAGTTTTAGAAACATGCTCGCCTGATATTCAAAAAGCTAAACAGGCATTAGATACTTTAGAAGGCAAAATCACTTCTGTTGAACAAGAGAATACAAATTTAAAACAATCTGTAGCTACAGTCACTGAAATAGCGAATTCTGCTAAGAATAAAGCAGAGACATTAGAGCCTAGGGTTATATCGATAGAGGGTAAAGCTGAGGATACCTCATCTAAGGTTGGCAGGTTAGAAGCGAAAATCAATAGTCTTGAAATTACCTCTAATACTACGAAAACTACAGCCGGTGATGCTGTGAATAAGATCAATGATATATCTTCTGTAGCAAATAATGCGCTTAATAAAGCGACCACGCTTGAAGGTACGCAAGCAAAGTTACAGACAGATATAAGTGAAGCAAAGGTTGAAGCGCAAAATATTAAAACTCAACTGACTTCTACGAAGAATGAAATAGAGAGTCTTCAGCAATGTTGTGATCAGAATAAGAAAGGTTTAGCCGGACTAAAGACGAGTGTAGATGACATGCAGCCTAAAGTCGTACAGGTTGAAGGAAACATGAGCAGTTTATCTACGCAAGTGCAACAAGTAACCGATAATAATAATGCACTGGGCACTCGGCTTTCTACTTTATCAGAAACATTGAATTCTGTGAGTACCTTAGCAGAAAATGCCAAAAATAAATCTGACTCTAATGAAGCAGAGATAAGCAAACTCAAAAGCAATCCTGCAGTTGATCCCTTATCTGCAAAATGGAAAGCAGCTTTTGAGGTTAAAGGTGTAGGATATGATCAAACAACGGATTTTGGTAAGCTTGTCACGGGGCATGGGAATGGTCGTCCCAATGAATTAATGCGTATTTCTGAAAGTAAGAAGAAGTTAGCTGGATTTGATTACAGTGCCTATGATTCAAAATATGCGGATCATTCTGTTTTAGGGATGAGAATAAATAATTGGCTGACGGAGCCTAGGCGCTTGATAGGTGATGTTGCCAAGAACACGATCCAAAACTTTAACAATACGATAGCAATTAACGATCTTCAGAATATCTTACGCAACACAAATTTAAATGTTTTATCCTGCGCAAAACCATATTTACGTCATGGCGGTAGTACGAATGAGCGTCAACGTAGGATTGTTACTCTTAAGGCTGGTACTGTATTTAATATACCGTCAACAGATAAAGATCCTACACATATAATTATGATTAATACGGATAGGACGATTTCTCATGATATTGGAGGGGGACAACATGATTTGCAGCCAGGTAAAGATTATTATATTTATTTAATTGTGGATTGGTATACGTTCCCTGGACCTGCGGAAGTCACTTTTGCGATCAGGGATCACTTGGGGTTTCCCCCTGGGGAGAATAATACAACCTCTTTACTGATTGGTGGATTTCATACGCTTTGTGCGGATGTTGGTACGATTGCTGATCATCCTTTGTCTGGCTTTAAAGCAGGAGATATTTTACCTCATTCTATTTGGTGTTTAAATCACAAACCGATCAGTAGTCCAGCGGGCATGGTGTATGACGCGAGGATGGATTTATGGGTAGATATTTATCTACAATCTCGACAGGACGAAAATACACAGTCCCGATATAATGAACCTATTAGTTTTAGAAAAAAATATCAGCATGAAATCGATTTATTGAGTGTAAACAAGCGTCTTCCTACGGAACGTGAGTTTAATTCTGCAATGTTTGGAACGACTAATGGGCTCAAGGATAGAAATGTAGCACAAATTAGACGAACAGGTGGTCATTCTGGTGCAAATAAACAGCGTATCATTTCAAATATCGGTTGTGAAGACGGTTCTGGTTGTTTTTGGCAATACCTTGCAGGGACTTATCCAGTCCTTGAACGGCAGAGTGATGGCAGAACGAAAACAGTTTTCCGCGCTCTGTATGCTGGTGGAGATTATAACTACAGGTACGCTGGACCATTTGCTCGTGCTGCTGAGATAAGTGATGATGCTATTGGAGCCACTCACACCGCTCGTGGCGTTAGCGAACCTCTCAGAACCTAATAATAAAAAGGAGATAAGAATGCGGAAAATATCGCAAGAAGGGTTAGAGCTTATCAAAAGATGGGAAGGCTTGCGTTTAGAAGCTTATAGAGATACGGCATGTATTTGGACTATTGGTTATGGTCATACGAGTGATGCAGGCAAACCTTTAGTCAAAAAAGGCATGTGTATCACGCAAAAACAAGCAGAAGAAATCCTTTGTGAGGATTTAAAGCAGTTTGAGAAAGCAGTTGATGAAGCTGTGACGGTTTCGTTAACGGATGCACAATTCGCAGCATTGGTATCATTTTGCTATAACATAGGAACAGCGGCTTTTTGCAAGTCGACATTGTTGAAGAAGCTTAATCAAGGTGATTATGAATCCGTTCCGGTTGAATTACAGAAATGGAATAAGGTAGGTGGAAAACCACTCCGAGGATTAGCCAACCGTCGAGCAGCTGAGGCGGGATTATGGGCAAGAGGGTCTTATATTTCTTCTAACTATCAAAGAGTGGAGAAGAAAGAGGCAACGGGACTTTTCAAAGCCGAAGCGCTTGCTCCGATTATAGGATCGTTTTCGGGACTTGGAGGCTTGCTAGCAGGCAATGGTCCTATCCAATGGGCATTAGCAGTCATTATGGTTTTGGCAGCTTGTACAGGCATATTTTTTGTAGCTAAGCGGTTTCGGGAGGAACGTTTGTGATGGTTTTTCTTAAGAAATATCAGCTGATGATTATGACGGCTTTAGCCGTTTTTTTTATGGCTTTAGCCAAGGCATTTCATCTTGGCAGGAAAGCAGAGAAGCATAAGCAAATAGACCATGCTTTAAAGACAGCAGAAACACGGCTTGAGGTTGAAAATGAAGTTAATAGAAAAGGTAATTCTGATGTGCGTGCTGAGCTTTCTCGCTGGGTGCGCGGCAAATAGGGTTGTTTCTTGTGTCGGTTGGTTGCCCATTTATTTGGATAGGCAAGATATAGAAGCTATCAGTCCCAACCTCGCACGAGAGATATTAAAACATAACAAACAGGGAGCGCATTTATGTGGTTGGCAAGATGGCCAAAAAACAACACAGGAAAGATGAAGATCTTAGTGAAACAGAACAACAGCTGCTTCATGAGATGATAGAGACCTACCAAGGTTTAAAGATGATGTCACGCATTATGAAATGGATAGCCTTTATTATCTTTATGTTTGTTATCGATTTTGCCCGCCTTATGGACGCACTAGACAACATATTATCATACTTTAAAAAGTGGATAACCAAAAGTTAAAGCACAAAAAATCTTCTTAAAAACATGACAAAACAAGAATTTACACAAACATTGTTTGCGTGGATGGGTGGCAAATGCCATCTGCGTAAGACAATTATACCGATTTAAATAATATTGATCATGAAACCTATGTTGAACCATTTTTAGGTTCAGGTGTCATTTTTCTGAACAAAAGACCAGCGAAATATTCCATCATTA